TGCTATTGGAGCTATTGCGAAGTCTGAGGCGCTTTCTCAGCCTTGGTTTGCACCTGCCGGATTTAACCGTGGTGGACTTGCTCCTCTTGGTGGAACAGGTGGCGCTAACGTTGTTGGAACTCTCGAGCACTTGAGCAAAGCTGATCGCGACAACTTGTACAATGTTAACATTAACCCAATCGCTCGTTTCCCTGCGACCGGAGACACTGTTATCTTTGGACAAAAAACTCTTCAACCAGAGCAAACTGCTCTTGACCGCATCAACGTTCGTCGTATGATGATCTACTTGAAGAAGCGCATCGGTGGTATTGCTGATACATTCTTGTTCGAACAAGGCGTTAAGGCAACTTACGACCGCTTTAAAGCAACCATCGAACCAATCCTTTCTCAAGTTCGTTCTGAGTTCGGTATTACCGAATACAAAGTTGTTCTTGACGAGACCACAACAACTCCAGACTTGCAAGACCGTAACATCATGTATGCGAAAGTTTATGTTAAGCCTGCTAGAGCAATCGAATACGTCGTTATCGACTTTGTCGTTACCCAAAGTGGCGTTGAATTTTAATAGACACTAATTACAGATAAATAGGAGAATTTAGATTATGTCATTTTGGACCGAAAATACAACAGAACCTAAAAGAAATTTTAGATGGCGTGTAACCATGTCGAACCTAGCACAGTACGGTGTTGACTCTGCTGCTGTATGGTGGGCAAAAACAGTTGACACTCCAAGCTACACAGTTACAGATGTAACTCACTCGTTCTTTGATAACGAATACAAGTTTCCTGGTCGTGTTCAATGGCAAGATGTTAACATGACTTTGGTTGACCCAATTTCACCTAATGCTGTTCAGCTTACAAACCAAATCATCTTAAAGTCAGGATACTCAATCAAAGGTTCTCAAGAGTTCAATGCAAACCCAACCTCTATCACAAAGGTTGGAGCGAACGCAGCGTTTGGTACAGTTGTTATTGATATCTTCTCTGGCGCTGGTGACGTTGTTGAGTCTTGGACAATGTATAACCCGTTCATCACATCAGTTAAGTTCTCTCAGTTGGATTACTCCAATGATGACATGAGAACAATTGACTTGACTTGGAAGTATGACTGGGCTGGTTGTGAGAGTCCGTTGTCTAACAATGGTGATCGTTCACAGTTCCCAAGACCAGGTCAAAACTAAGGAGAGTTAAATGTCCTTCTGGACCGAGAACAGTCTTGAACCAAAGAGAAACTATAGGTTTAAGTTAAAAGATGGTAACGAAACAGCTTGGTGGTGGGCCAAGTCAGTTGACAAGCCATCTTTTGATGTTTCCAGCAACGAGTATCAACTCATCAATCATAAGTTCAAATATCCGGGGATCGTTACGTGGAAACCTATTTCCATAACGGTAGTAGATGTTGGAGACACGATCAATAACTTATATTTAGAACTAACCAAAATGGGCTATTCAACTCCGAACAGCTCTACGGCAATGAAAGGGATGTCTAAAGATAACAATACATCTTTAAGGCGAATGAGGATCGAACAACTAAATGGACTTAATGGAGAAATCATTGAAGAATGGCTTATTCATGGAGCATTCATTACGTCGCTCTCAATGTCCAAGCTTGACTATAGCAGCGATGACTTATCTGAAATCACAATTGAAATATCATACGACTTTGCTGAGATCCCTAATTTAAATGCATCTACTGGACCTGCTGCAGCTGCAGCTGCATCCGGCAATAATAATGCTGCCGCGGTACTTGCTGCATTCGCAAATGTACCTGCAGGAACAGGGTTTTTAGAAGATTAATACATTGGAGGTATAATGGGAAGAAATTCCGACCGTCTTGGATTAGACAACAAACCAGAGCACTCAGATGCTCCCCCAACAATGAGCCCGTTAAACTTTGTGGCTCCAACAGAACTCGTTGACCTTCCATCAAAAGGAATGGGGTATCCCGAAGGTCACCCATTGAATGGAAAAGAGTATATCGAGATTAGATATATGACGGCAAAGGATGAAGATACCTTGTCGAACCAATCTCTTCTCAAAAAAGGAATTGCACTAGAGAGAGTGTTGGAAAACATCATTACGGACGCCAATATTAGCCCTCAGAGCCTTCTTGTGTGTGACCGTAACGCAATAGTCATCCAAGCTCGTGCGACGGCTTACGGAGCAGATTACGACGCCATGGTTAGTTGTCCAAAGTGTGCGACAAAGAACATGATGTCCTTTAACCTGAGAACCCCAAAGGTCGAAGGAGGTCTCAAAGAAGACAATACCGATGTTAAATATATCGGAGATGGCTTGTTCGAGACCAAGATGCCCGGTACAAAGTTCACTGTTAAGTTCAGACTTGCGAATGGCGAAGACGAAAACAGAATTATGGAAATGGCTATTTCTGGTAAGACTGTTGACTATGGAGCCGTTGAACAATACAAGAAAATGATCAAGTCTATTGAAGGCTTCTCGGAAGAAGAGGTTATCCACACCTATGTTGACAACATGATTGTAACAGATGCTCAACATCTCAAGAAGTGTCTCAAAGAATGTACGACAAGCATTCGCATTACTCAAACTCTTACATGTAAGAATTGCTCAAACGAGCAGGAGGTTGACGTTCCATTTGGAACGGACTTTTTTTGGCCTAACCTCTAAGTTCATGGAGGGTGTCTATGAACAATTCTTCATTCTCAAGCACTTTGGCGGCTGGTCATTGACCGAAGCATACAGTCTCCCAGTTGGTTTGAGAACATGGTTTGTCGAGAGACTCAAAAAACAATTCGAAGAAGAAGCAAAAGAGTTAAAGAAAGCCCAGAAGAAACGTTGATACTTTTGGGTTTTTGTTTATTGAGCTAATTAAAGAATAACGAGGGACGCACATGGCTGATTTGACAAAAGAAGACATCAAGAAAATCATCGAACAAATCAAAAAGGATGAAAGCTTAAAAAAAGCTTTCGCTGCCGCCATCGGTAAAGAAGAAGAAACAAGCAAAATTTCTTTTGAGTATGATGAAGAAAGA